TGAATTTGCTCGTATGTATCTTCTTGCTTTCCATGATTCTTCCGAATGGAAAAAATATTCGGAGGTGGCGTGAACCATGGAAATGATGGTTTGGAACATGATCCTGACGCTCATCGTCGCGATCTTGGGTTGGGTTGTGAAGGAAAAGTTCGCTGAACTTCAACGTCTCGGGATTCTGTTAAACAGAACACGGGAAGAAGTGGCAAGAGATCATGTGACTCGCGCCGAAGTTCGCGCAGACAATCAAGCACTGATGGATCGATTGGATCGTCTGGAGCAAAAGATAGATCGAATCTCAACTAACGTACTTTCAGGTAATCACCGTGGCTAAGGCTAAGAGCAAAGTCAATGCGGCTGGTAATTACACCAAGCCTGAGATGCGTAAAGCATTGTTTAACCAGATCAAGGGCGCTGCTGTACAGGGAACCAAGGCTGGGCAGTGGTCAGCCCGTAAAGCACAACTCTTGGCTAAGAGATACAAAGAGAAGGGCGGCGGATACCGAGACTAACTGAGGTATTGCAATGGAAATCGGGGTTGTTGAGTTATTGATCAAAGCATGGCCAATTATGTTGGCCATCATCACCCTTATCATTGTTCTCGCAAAATTAGATCTTCGGGTAGCCGTGATCGAAGAGAAGGTAAAAGCCTTGTTTGATTTGTTTAACCGGAAGATAGACAAGGATGGGAAATGAGCGAAGAGAAGCCTAGTTTCAGTATGGAGAAGGTCGTGGACATGCTGTTCCCGGTCTTGCTTGCCGCTGTGGCTTGGCTGCTGGGCGAGATTACCTCGTTCCAGAACCGCTTGATTGCTATCGAGTCGAAGATTCCGATCCTCATTACCGAGGACGGCGTGCCGACCGACAGCCCGTTGAGCGCGGCCAAGCGGCAAGAACTTAAAGACGAGATCATGGAAGACATCCATGACCTGCAAGTGCGGGTCAAGTTGATGGAAGAGCGTGGCAAATGAAGGCCCCGCAACAATCCTTAAAGGCTTGGACTGCTCAGAAATGGAGAACCAAAAGTGGTAAACGATCTTCTGACACGGGCGAAAGATATCTTCCAGAGGCTGCGATCAAGGCTCTCAGCCCTGCTGAGTACGCCCGAACAACCGCAGCCAAGCGCCGAGGAAAATCCCAAGGCAAGCAGTTTGTACAGCAACCCAAAGGAATTGCTGAAAAGACGCGCAGTTTCCGTCAAAAAGGCAAAGGTTAAGAGGAAGAAGTAATGGCAATGTCCAGAGCAAACATGGGTCAGCAAATCACCAAACCCGGCCAGAAGAAGAAGGTTGGCGCGGTGATGCGTGAATTTAAGAAGGGCAAACTCCATTCTGGAAAGGATGGCCCGGTTGTTGAGAATCCTAAGCAGGCAATCGCCATTGCGCTTTCTGAGGCCAGCAAGGTCAAGAAGGCGGCTGGCGGTCGTATTGATGGCTGCGCGATGCGCGGCTTAACGAGGGGCTAATCATGAAAAAGATGAAGCGTTACCAAGAAGGTGGCGAGACTAAAGTTGAAATCGAAAAGGAATCTAGCATCCTTGACGATATCGGCATGAAAGGTTTGCCACTCGGTATCGTCGGGCAGGGCCTCATCAGCGCCTTGGAAAAGGGCGACGTTGGTGGGCAGGGTCTTTTGGGAGTCCTCATGAATCGCAAGAAAAAGCGCGAAATGGGCGGCATGCCAGAAGATGGTTCCAGCGTAAAGATTGAGATTGAGAAGTCCAAAGGCATGGGCGATGAGATGATGGGCGGCGGCATGCTTGGCTACAAGAAGGGCGGTCGCATTGACGGTTGTGCCATCAAGGGCAAGACCAAGGGCACCTACCGGTAATGGCTACCAGCGGCACAGCGACATTCAATCCAGACTTCGCGGAGATCGTCGAAGAGGCATACGAACGCGCTGGGCTGGAACTGCGGACAGGTTATGACCTGAGGACCGCTCGTCGCTCCATGAATTTCATGGCGCAGGAATGGCAGAACCGAGGCATTAACCTGTGGACAGTGGAGACAGGTTCTCAAGTCCTGACTCCGGGCGACTACACCTACACCATGCCTGCCGATACGATTGATCTCATCGAGCATCAACTTCGTATCTACGATGGCAACACATCGCAGCAGGCAGACTATAGCCTTGCCCGTATTTCGGTATCGGACTACGCCATGCTCAACAACAAGTTGACGCAAGGGCGACCGCTGCAGATCTATGTGGATCGTCAGCGTGACGCGCCGATTGTGTATCTGTGGCCAGTCCCGGATAACGTACAGACCTACACCTTGGTGTACTGGTACATCCGTCGCATCCAAGATGTGGGTTCCGGCGGTGCCAATACCATGGACGTGCCAGCCCGGTTCCTGCCATGTCTGGTGGCGGGACTTGCCTACTACATTGCCATGAAAAAGCCCGAGGCTGCCGATAGGATTCCGTTGCTCAAGTCTGAGTACGAGGCTCAGTTTGAATTGGCGGCAGGCGAAGATCGTGACAAGGCGGCTTCCAGATTCCTACCGTACATATCGAGTGTGACCGGCGGGTTCTGATATGAGCCAACCGTTCTCATCTGGCAAACATGCAATTGGATTCTGCGACCGATGTGGATTTCAGTTTAAACTGCATGACTTGCGGAAGGACATCTTCGACCAGATTTGGACGGGGAACCTTGTCTGCGATATTTGCTTGGATGTGGACCAGCCGCAGTTGCAGTTGGGCAAGATCCCCATGGATGACCCTCAGGCGCTCAAGAATGCGCGGCCTGATCAGTCTCTCATCGAGAGCCGGGACATTTACTGGGGATGGAACCCGGTGGGCGGCGGACAGGCTTATGATGATCCATTGACCCCGAACACCCTTGTGGCGGCTGGGACTGTGGGAACCGTGACGGTATCAACATGAACTATTCACAACTTTCGACACAGATTCAGGAATATGTCCAATCGACGGAAACGTCCTTTGTGGCCAATATCCCGAACTTCGTTCAGTTGGCCGAAGAGCGGATCTACAACACCGTTCAGATTCCAGCACTAAGACAGAACTCGACTGCGTCAGCGGTTGTGGGGAACCAGTACATGGCTCTCCCTTCAGACTGGCTATCGACGTTCTCGTTGGCGGCCATTCACCCGACCACCAACGTCTATGCCTATTTGCTGAACAAGGACGTGAACTTTATCCGGGAGTGCTACACGACTTCAGCGACCCAAGGATTGCCCCAGTACTACGCAATCTGGGACGACAACACGATGATTCTGGGGCCAACCCCGAACCTCGCTTACACCTTGGAACTGCACTACTACTACTATCCGCCGTCGATTGTGAACGTCGGAACGTCTTGGCTCGGAACTAACTTCGAAACGGTTCTGCTCTACGGATCACTCCGTGAGGCTTACACCTATCTCAAGGGTGAGCAGGACATGATGAATTACTACGAGCAGAAGTATCAGGAGGCTCTCGGCCAGTTGAAGAGACTGGGCGATGGCTTGGATAGACAAGATGCGTATCGCTCTGGTCAGGCTAGGATTCCGGTCACATCATGAACTTTACGGCGACATCTGAACTCGGGCAGGTATTCGTTCAGACCACGGATCATCGTGGCCACACGGTCGAGGAGATCGCGGAACGTGCCGCCAATCGATTGCTATCGGTGGATAACAAAGAAGCGTTTAACCACCATTTGTTAAAGTATCTTCGTGAGGCTCAAGCAGCCGAACGAAAGGCGATATGCAAGAAGTTGCATGACAAGGGCTATGCGGAAATCGCACACTTAATTGGAGACCTCTAATGGCTATTTCTCAAGCAATGGTGACTTCGTTCAAGGTTGAAATCTTGAACGGCATTCACGCATTCGGTTCAGCGGTGATCCGCGCTTCTGCGGCCCCTGACGTATTTAAACTGGCGCTGTACACGTCCTCGGCCACGCTTAGTGCGACGACGACGGCGTACACAACCTCAGACGAAGTATCGTCTTCAGGAACCAACTATACGGCTGGCGGTTTGACGCTGACGGTATCGCAGGTTCCGACCTCCACCAGCACGACGGCTTGGTTGGACTTCGATGACCTGACGTTCCCGTCTGCTACGTTGACGGCTCGGGGCGCTTTGATCTACAACCTGACTCAAGGCAACAAGGCTGTAGCGGTGTTGGACTTTGGCAGCGATAAGACTTCGACTGCCGGTAACTTCACCATCCAGTTCCCGACTGCCAACTCTACGTCTGCCATTCTCCGTATTGCTTAACGGAGGCCGTTAAATGGCCCTCGTACTTGCGGATCGTGTCCTAGAGACTTCTACTACTTCTGGTAGTGGAACCATTACGCTTGCCGGTGCGAGTCCCGGCTATCAGGGCTTTTCGACCGGCGTAGGCAACGGGAACCAAACCTACTACACCATTGCCCTTGAAGGTGGCTCTGAGTGGGAAGTGGGCATTGGCACTTACACTTCTGTAGGCGATGCGCTTTCCCGCGATACGGTCTTAGCCTCTAGTGCAAGCGGGGCCAAGGTCACATTCTCCGCAGGACAAAAGCAGGTTTTTGTCACCTACCCTGCTGGCAAGTCTGTTTACTTCAGTACCGCCGGAACGATCAGTGCAAATTCCGGAAGGATCACAGATGTTGCCCCGCCTTCAGCGGGAACTGACGCTGCGAACAGAGATTATGTAGATAACCTGACTGCTGCGGCGATCCACGTTCATACCAATGTTGTCTTAGCGACTCCGGGTTCCACAGGACGAACGGATACCTACAACAACGGTACGGCTGGTGTTAGCGCGACTCTGACCGCAACGGCTAACGGAACCCTGACCATCGACAGCACGGTGGCTCAGGCAGCGCAGCGTGTTCTTATTAAGGACTGCACCAACCAAATTGGTAACGGAATTTATGTAGTTACGACGGTAGGCAATGGGACCACCCAGTACGTCATGACCCGTGCGGCGGATGCCGACACTTATGGTGAAGGTGGATCTGACTCGCTTGATGAAGGTAGTTACTTCTTCGTCTCAGGTGGTACATCACAGAAAGGCGCTGCTTACGTCTGTAATACGCCGGGGATTATTGTCTTCGGCTCAACCAACATTACCTTTGCCGAGTTCAGCCAATCACAGGTCTATCAGGCTGGAACTGGGATTGATATCACCAACACCACGATCTCGTTACAGACCCCGGTCGCAGTGGCGAATGGTGGCACGGGGAGTTCGGCAACCCCGACTGATGGACAGTTGCTGACGGGTAACGGCTCAGGCTTTAGTTTAAACACACTCAAGTCGGGCACCGGGATCAGTGTTGCTAACGCACCGGGTTCCATCACTATCACCAACACTGCGCCTGATCAGTCGGTCACGATCTCCGCCGGTACAGGCATTACGGTTGGCGGTGGCTACCCAAGTTTTGTTATTTCTTCTTCGGGAAGCACTGGCCCAATTCTGGAGTCGGATATCGACATCACTCAGAGTTACAGCCTGACTTTGAATAAGAATGGCTTGAGTGTTGGCCCTGTTACGGTTGATCCCGGTGTGACTGTCACTGTCCCTGCCGGACAGCGTTGGGTAGTTATATGAGTATCATTTCAGCGGGAACAACACTTACGACCGGGCTGGTGCTGACTTCAGATACCAATGGCAATCTGGTCATCAAAACCGGAGGCGCGGCGGTAACGTCGGCTACGTTTAAATCAAATGGAAGTTTGGTTGTTGCCGGACTTTTGTCGGCAAGTAGTGCGACGTTGTCTACGGTCACCGGAACGACTGCTACATTCACTTCAGCCAACATCACAACGGTTACGGGCACAACAGGCACGTTTACTACCTCATCGGATGCTAACGGCAATCTTCGTAACATCCCGTCAGCCGGTGCTGCTAAGACATCGGAATACACTTTGACTGTCTCCGATATAGGAGAGTTCATTACGATTAGCACCAGCGGTAAGGTGCTTGTTCCAAACAATACGTTCTCAACGGGCAATGCTGTCTCTGTCTACAACGACACAACTGGCAACGTCAGTATCAATATCAGCACGACGACCGGATACGTTGTAGGAACTAACACCAATCGCACGGGCGTTACGTTAGCCACTCGCGGTATTGCCAATATTCTTTTTATAAATTCATCCTATTGCATCCTCTCTGGCAACCTAACATGAGCGGACTTCAGCAAGCGTTTATTGGCTCTCCTTACGCGCCGCCAACTATTGATGTTGAATACTTTGTTCTTGGTGGTGGCGGGGGTGGTACCGGAGGATATGCCGCATATAACGACGGTGTAGATCGTGAAGCATATTGCGGCGGTGGTGGCGGAGCGGGAGGTTTAAAAACAGCCACCCTTACTGTCAGTAAAGGGGTTCCACTTACTGTTACTGTTGGCGCTGGCGGCGCTACTGCGGTAAATGGAAACAGTTCGGTATTTGCCTCTATAACTAGTCCCGGTGGTGGTAGGGGAGGTGCTGTATTTAGTTTCGGCCCCGGCGGTGGCGGACAAGGCGGCGGCGGCGGTGGCGCGTACTACGCCAGCCCAACTCAATATCCATCGGAGTTTTCGGCCTACGCGCAAAACGGCGGCGGCTATCCTAGCGGTGCTGGCATTTGCTGTCCCGGAAATTTTGGTGGTTCTGGATACTCCGACCCACCGAATTATGTATCTGGCGGCATGGGTGGCGGTTTAGGCACCAATGGTTTTTACGGCGGCAACGGCGCGACCTATAGTTTCACAGGCTCTAGTGTCACTTATGGCGGCGGCGGTGGCGGTGGAACTAGTAGATATGGGACGCAGCCCGGTGGTTCCGGCGGCGGCGGTGGCGGTGGGTGTGCATACGATCCTGTTCAGCCGTCATATCCCGGTGCTGGAAATACAGGTTCGGGTGGCGGTGGTAATGGTGGTTTTGTTTTGAGTTATTACGGTTTTGCAGATTGGGGATCTGGTTCTAGTGGAGGTTCTGGGCTAGTTTCAATTCGTTATCCGTCATCTTTACCAGCCGCAACCGCAACAACGGGATCGCCGAATGTATCAGTAACAGGCGGGTATCGAATTTATACATGGGCTGGTTCTGGCTCTATTACGTTTTAAGAACAAATATGGCTCACTTCGCAAAACTTGACGAAAACAATTTAGTAACGCAAGTCATCGTTGTAAATAACGACGTTATTGAGAATTTGCCATTTCCAGAATCAGAACCTATTGGCGTTGAGTTCTGTCAATCTTTGTATGGCACAGATACGATCTGGAAGCAAACCTCATATAACGGTAACTTCCGTGGAGTCTATGCAGGAATTGGCTACAGTTATGATCCTGTGCAAGACATTTTTATAGAGCCTGTATTTGATAGAACAGAATTTAGAATTAACGGTTTAACGCAAGGGCGATAATATGGCTAGTACAATCAATTCGGTCGTCGGCGGTGTAACAGTATCATCTGACACCTCTGGCGCTTTAAACATCCAGACCGGTGGCGTAGATGCCATCCAGATCGGTACTGGCCAGACAGTCACGATCTCCAATGCTGCGCTAACCAACTTTACGGCTACAAGCGGTACCATCACGAATCTGTTCGATGGCGGGGGAAGCGTTCGCAGCATCCCGCAGTCAGGCTCGGCTAAGACAGCCGCATACACGCTAGTGATTGGCGATAATGGTGACTACATCCAACTAGGTTCAGGCGGCGCGGTCACGATCCCAGACGGTGTGTTCTCAGCGGGTAACGCTGTGTCGGTGTTCAACAACACTTCGGGTAACGCGACCATCACCTGTTCGATCACGACGGCCTACATCGCGGGAACCGACTCGGACAAGGCCACGATGACGCTGGCTACTCGCGGTGTGGCTACGATCCTCTTCATCTCCAACTCATTGTGCGTGGTCAACGGGAACGTAAGTTAATGAGCGGCAATCAGATGATCCTCCTCGGCGGGTCACAAGCACCTGCCGTCGATCCTTTCTTCTATTCGGTCACCTCGCTGCTGCACGGCGATGGCACCAATGGCGGCCAGAACAATACGTTCTTGGACTCGTCTACCAACAACTTCACCATCACGCGCAACGGGAATACCACCCAAGGTGCGTTTAGCCCGTTTAGTCAGACGGGGTGGGGAAATTATTTTGATGGCACGGGCGACTATTTAATAATTACTTCTGGTTTAACAAATCAGTTTCATCCCGGATCAGCATATACTTTTGAAGGATTTTTTTACATCAACGACACAGCGGACGAGGCTCCGTTTTACGTTGGCGGTTCAACAGTAGACTGGAACGCATCAACGGGTGTTTTGTACCAACTTTATATATCGGGTGGTACGTTATATTGGCAGTTTAACAGCGGCGGCGCGCCTGTCAGCATGACTACATCTGCCCCCGCTAAAGATCAATGGGTGCATATTGCCGTTGGAT